CTCAGCGTATAGAAGTTGCACTCAACACATTCACCAGTTGTCTGCCCGCCTGCCAGCGGAACACATCACAACATCGTCTCGGATTCAGCTAGGTTAGCTCTGACCAAGGTACAATGTCGGTAAACTGCGTATTCCCAGAGGACGTCCGCTCCTGGCTATGCAAACTGCGTCGTACTAATCGTAATCAATCCCCTACCGCGATCCATGGTTACCTTCGCAATAATCACTCACAAGACTTAAACCGTGAGCATCCGTTCCTGTGTCCGTAGATCGTACTAGGTGCTAGCTCACGTCGAGCTATACCACTAGGGCACCCATCTGAGGGCCCATGGTTCGTAGAGATAGTTTCATGACCATCCTCCTAACAGCCGCACAACCAGGCATCGTAGGTACTAAATTACCTGATCCTGTGTTGTAGCATAGCAATACCCGTGCTAGGGTGCTAATCCCCTAGTCTACCCCCAACCTTCTGAGGTGTTTCACGATAAAATGACGTTTAATCCAGCATCATGCCTCTTGGCTTGTCAGCTAGCATCATGAGGTGCCCACCGGCGGTAACAGGATCACCTGAATAGGCGCTTGCTCCGGCGGCCGCAAGGTGCAACAACGGTTTAGCATTGTCGCGCACAAACGATCCGGCGTCTTTCAAATACCCCCAAGCCTTACTTGCAAAGGTTTCATCAACCGTAGTATCAGTACCACGGTGGATGGAACGACCTTGCACGATGGCCGTAGAAGCGTTTGTCAACGTCAGGTTAGGTCGAGGAGCGCGAGTGGTGAGAAAACCCAAACTCGAAACAGTAGCCACAGTCACTTCGTAGTTCATATAAATATCAACTACAGCAACAATCGTGGAGGGAGCTCCCCCAGCGACGTTGACCACCACCGAAGACCAATCTCCGGTGGTAAAGGTATCCGCAGCAACTACACTGACCCGAAAGTCACTGTCTCGAAACTCCCTAGCAGTCGCTCCAGAAGGCCTCATCACAGCGTAGACTGAATCATTAGACTTGAGAGGCAATGACTCATACGATGGGTAGTTCTTGGAGACGAGCGAAAAATCACGGTAATCGTTGACATTATCTGCCGGCGGTAACTCGATGATATTGATTATGCCTTGCGAATTCATCGCTGAGGTGATGGGTGTAATACGCACACCACCAGAGACGAGTCGGTATTGGTCCGCTTCAGTGAACTCCGGTTCGTAGGGATCCAGAGCGAGCACTGCAGGCGAAACCTCCGACCAGACGAATTCGTTCGTCACAACCGTGCCTGGGATAATTCCTGCTGAGTAGTTGGCAGTGAAGATGATGGCCGCATTACCGGACGCATCAGTCGTCACGTTCACCCTCTGCCGAACAGGAATTGAAAGGGTCTGACCGCTCGACTGGTCAGGCCACTTGCTGTTCTTCGATGCGTCACAAAAGGGATTTGTGATAGCGCACACGTCATGGACCACTTGCTCTGCAACCATTGAAGCATTGCGAGAGACGTTGGATCCCGTCAAGTTGAACCCTTTGTTCACCCGCCGGGTTCTGGCGGGGGCAACGGAATTGGCAGTACCGTTGCGAGCGGCAGTTTGTTTGACTGCTCTCATAGACATTTTAAAATGCCTACAGGTGGTATACCTCCACATTAGAAAACGTAGGTAACCAGCTCTTGACATCCCATTCGCGCCCCCAGTGTGTTAATCCGGAGGGGTCGAAGACCCAAGCATCTAGACCACGTTCAAGGGTGATCTGATCCTGGGGGGATAAGCCAAATGCCAGCTCAAAACTACGTCTCCCGCACTCATGGATGGGGCGGGCGGATAGGGTCCCAGGTCCAAGACCCAGGGCCTTAAGATCCCTAACCGCTCTAGCCTTTAAACCATCAGGTGCGTAGTGTAGGTCATCCACCAGACCGCCCGAATTACGAAGGACGGCCAGCGAAAATGCCTGGAGAACAGGGACAGAAAGATTCAACACTAATTCACAGGTCCCAATAGCCCTGAGAACTTTCTTTCTGTAGCGCGCGTCTTGCCAATGACGCAGACCGCATAGTGCTTTGCTGATTACATTCCTGTAATCACGAACAAACTTGAAACGCTCACTCTCGTACTCAACTACGGAGCTCTGGCAAAACACTACTTGATGTAAGGAGGTAACTGGGGCCTCCACCTTCATCTCCATCCCAAACTCAAGGAATTCGGCGGCTAAAGTCGATAAGACGCGATCCACATCGCATGCCTCAACGATCAACAGACAATCGTCACCATCATCCAAGGAATCCCAGCGCTTAAGGTTAAGTTGGCGGCAGTACGCAATGAGCATAAGCAACATCAACACGCAGTTCCCACATGCAGTGTTCATGTCACCGCTCATGCGACGACCCCTAACCTTGTACTTGATTCCCGTGCTGGAGAAGACTGTGTTGACGAGCTGCATTCCCAAGAGCTTGGCGAATACCTCATGTGCATTACTCATAAGGTAGACGCTATGCTCGATTTGGAGAAGCTCGAGAGACACGTGTTTATCGAATCGACTAGCATCGAGAGAGAGAACGACGGGTGATTGGAAGAATGACAGCTTGGTGTTGAGCAACGTAGCCC